GATACTCCTAAAGGAGCACTCTGTGAGTGAAGTAGCAAATTTCTCCGTAGATAACGGAGCTGACACGCCTGTGTCAATCACGTTCAAACCTGAACAGGTTTCGAATGGGAGCGCTGTCTTCCGCGATGATTCGTCGGGCTCATTCGTGCTTATGCCTCGGCTTAAGCTCGGTATGTCCCTCTCGAACGCGTCGCGTCCCACCAATAGGTCGAGTGTGAACTTGACCTATCCGGTGAAGAAGACCGTCGATGGTGTTGATGTGGTGGACTACATCAACCGCGCCGACTTCAGTGTTGCCTTTCACGAACGTACCCCGTTGGCGGTACGCAAGGACATCCTTGCGGTTATCGCCCACGCGTTACTCGAAGATGGGCCCATCCGGGACTCCATCGTCGAGGTCAGCCCGCCCTGGGGTTAATCATGAGTGAGTTCGACGGCTTCCGTGAGAGATCGCGAAAGACGTCGTTAACGCCAAGAAGAAGAAGGGATACGCTGTTACAAATCGTAACAGTAGTAACCTTAATCTTCCAGGCGCTCATCGTGGTCTACCCCGAGATATGTGGTCCCGTAAGGGCCCACATATTCTCGTCTCAGCCTAAATAACTGAGATAGTGCGTGCTGGCATGGTACGCCAGTTTACTGGTGGGAAGTGCTTTCCCATTCGTGTTCTACATCCTATGAGGAGTAGAGTTCTATGAACGTCATAGAGCGTAAGGCTTACTTGAAGTTAACTGAGTCGATCGGAACCCCTATAGCCCTTTCGTGTCACTTGCTTGCAAAATATAATGAATGGGATCAATTGGTTGAAAAATCAATTGACCCTAAGCATTATGATGATGCGGCAAGTTTCGCGGATGACTATTTGGTAGTATCGGTCCTTCGGAAGAATCAACGTTTGAATACTTCTTTCGATAGAAAGAAGAACGCTTACGAGAAATTCTTCGACTCAGAGCGCATCTGTGCTGAAACAAATGAAAGGATCCGCGGATTTGTTAATGGTACAATTTCTGTACCACCAGAGATTTCCCTGGTTCTCGAAAGAGCCCAGGCCATCATCTGGCAAATCCTGGGGCCATTAACAGCCCCTAAGTTACAATATGCGGAATCTAACATGCGTTTTGGCCCAGGAGCGACGACATCTGTCTCCGGACGTGATGTAACACCTTCAAGAAAATTCACAAGCTCGTTGCATGTGACGCCTCGTTTGTATCCTTATTGGCGTGCACTGGTTCCACGTCTGTGGGCCAGCGCAATCACCGATGTAACTTTACGGTGTGCGTCTAAGGTTACATGTGTTCCCAAAGATGCTAAAACTGACAGGATTATCGCCATTGAACCTCATCTGAACATTTATGTTCAGTTGGGAATCGGGGCTTTAATTCGTCGTCAGTTGAAGCGCTTTGGTGTTGATTTGAACGACCAGACCCGTAATCAAGAACTTGCTCGGCTAGCTTCAGAAACTGGCCTTGCAACTATTGACTTGTCTTCTGCTAGTGATACTGTTAGCAGAGAACTGGTTTGGTTACTTCTTCCTTTTGAATGGGCCTCTCTTCTCGATCTTCCGCGTACAGAGTACGCGTTGGTAGAGGGAAAGGAAATTCGTTTGGAGAAGTTCTCTTCTATGGGAAATGGGTATACGTTCGAGCTCGAAAGTTTGATCTTTTTCGCTCTTGCGCTTGCCTCTTCCGGTGAAAGAGTTGGAGTTAACGCCTACGGAGATGATATTATTCTCCCTCAAGCGGCTGCTCCCGTTCTTATCGAGGCACTAGACTTTCTCGGGTTTAGTGTCAACACTCGGAAAACCTACCTGGCTGGTAGATTTTTCGAATCTTGCGGCATGGATTTCTTTGATGGGGTTAACGTACGTCCCTTCTTTTGGAAGGGTCAACGGGAGGAGCAGACTATGGTTCTCTATAGTCATGCTAATTCCGTACGTAGGTATGCCCACATGCGCGGAAGTAATCTGTCGTGCGATATTCGCTTTCTCCCGACCTGGCTTTACCTAGTTTCTAGGTTGTCAGACAAGGATAGGCGCGTTCGTATTCCAGACGGCTTCGGCGATGGTGGTCTTATCAGTAATTTCGATGAGGCCACACCATCTAGAGCCAGGCATCACAAAGATATGGAAGGTTGGGAAGGTTATCTCTCTTCCTCCTATATCAATGTGGGCAAGGTTCGTTCAGCTGACCCGCTAGGGTTGTTGCTGGCCGAGCTTTGCTGCAAACCTTCGAGGGCTACTTATGGGTTCGAACCTATAAGGGGCTATCAGAGGTACCGCAAACAGCTACTGCTTTTTCCGCAGTGGCCGAGCTTGGGTCCA